AATAAAATTGGTAAATACAATGTTAGTATACTTGGAGATATATCTGAGTTATATATATATGACTTTGGAATTTTTATCGAGATGTCGCCAGATGAAGAGCAAAAAGCTATGCTTGAGCAAAATATTCAAATGGCATTATCAAAAGGAGATATAAACCTAGAAGACGCTATTGATATACGTGAGATTAGAAATCTTAAACTTGCAAATCAATTACTTAAAGTAAAACGTAAAGCCAAGCAAGAGCAAGATCAGCAAATGGAAATGCAAAAGCAAGCTATGATTACGCAGCAACAATTGAAATCTCAAGAACTTGCAGCACAGGTAGCTATGCAAAAAATACAAGCTGAGACACAAGCTAAGATGCAGTACAGGCAAGCAGACGTTGCTTTTGAAATAGAAAAACAAAAAGCGGAAGCTCAATTAAAAGCACAATTAATGCAGCAAGAGTTTAATTATAACCTGCAATTGCAGGGTATGACTCAAGCTCAATTATCTCAAAGAGAAAGCGACAAAGAGCAAGCAAAGAGCGATAGAATAAGTCAGCAAAATACTGAGCAATCTAAATTAATTACTCAAAGAAAGAATAATTTACCTCCGCAAAACTTTGAATCTAACGAGGATAGTTTAGATGGTTTCGACTTATCTGAATTTGAACCAAGATAATGTGTTTAAATTTTGCGTAACTTTGCATATAAATTAAATCAAATCAAATGGATATTAAAGTAAGAGAAGTAACGGCTGATGAAAAATCAACTCAGCAAATAGAGCAAGAACTCCTTGATAAGCATGAGGAGAAACAACAGTCAGAGACTGAACAGGAATCAATAGAGGTAAAGGCAGTAGAGCCCGAAGCAGAAGTTGAGGTTAAAGAAGATAATACACAGGAAGAAACTTCTGTTGAAGAGGTAGTTGAAGAACAACCTCCACAGCTGGAAGCTCAACCTGAATTAAATGAAGACGAAGTTCTTTCATATATTGGAAAAAGATACGGTAAGGAAATTAATTCTATTGATGAATTAGTTAGCAAGCGTGAGGAAAGCGAACCGCTTCCAGAAGACGTTGCCGCTTACCTAAAGTATAAAAAAGAAACTGGACGTGGTTTTAATGATTTTGCAAAATTGCAAAAAGATTATTCTGATTTAAGTCCAGATGCTTTGCTAAAAGAATATTATTCTATAACAGAAGAAGGTTTAGATTCTGAAGATATAGATCTTCTAATGGAAGATTTTGTTTTTGATGAAGAAATACATGAACCAAACGAGATTAAGAAAATAAAATTAGCAAAGAAAAAAGAAATTGCCAAAGCAAAAAAGTTTCTTAAACAACAGCAAGAGACATACAAACAGCCCCTTGAGTCAAGGGAAAGTTCTGCCAATGCTGATAATAATGAACTGATTGAATATAGGCAATATCTTGAGTCAGCTAAAACTCAAGAGGAGCAAGCAAATCATAAAAGACAATGGTTCGTCAAAAAAAGCGACGAAATATTTAGCACCGAGTTTAAAGGTTTTAAATTCAATGTAGGTGATAATGATGTAGTTTATACTCCAGGCAGTGCTTCTGAACTTAAAAAAGCTCAAGAGACTCCACTTAATTTTGTAAATAAATTTTTGGATTCTAATGGGTATTTAAAAGATGCAGAAGGATACCACCGCTCTTTAGCAATTGCAATGAATCCTGAGAAGTTTGCTCAGTTCTTTTATGAACAAGGCAAATCGCAGGCAACAGATGATGTAATACGTAAAACGAAAAACATAAACATGAGTGAGCGTACTGCACCAGAGGTTACTACAAAATCAGGACTTCAAGTAAAATCAGTTTCACAACCTTCGAGTCGTGGACTAAAAATTAAGAGTATAAAAAGAAGTTAATAATTTAAATAAATAAATAATAATATTATGGCAGGACAAGTATTAGCAACCCCAGGGTTTGCTTTGACACCGAGTTCAGAGAGAACTCCAACACCGGAAAACTATTTAACTAATGCAGATTTCAATTGGTTGAATCAGTACTTACCAGATACTTACGAAAAAGAATTCGAAAGATATGGTAATAGAACAATCTCCTCATTCCTTAGAATGGTAGGAGCAGAAATGCCTACAAACTCAGACCTTATTAAATGGGCAGAGCAAGGTAGGTTACACACGAAATATACACAAGTAGGTTGTGCCGCTGCGACAGGTGGTAATGACCAAGTTGTATTTCAAGTAAATGATGCGCTAGACCCAGCAGCAGCTCAACAAGTAATCAGAGTAGGACAAACTATTGTAGTTGTTCAAAACGATGGTTCGGGAGTTAACAAAGCGGTTGTAAGTGCAGTTAATAATGCCGGTGGTGGTAGAGGACAGTTTACAGCTGACTTTTATGAAGCAGGTGGTTTAGTAACTACAGGTACTGGAGTCGGTAACGCAGACGTTACAGTATTCATTTACGGTTCAGAATTTAGAAAAGGAACAGCAGGAATGGTTGGTTCATTAGAAGCTAATGACTTCATCTTCGACAACAAGCCTATTATCATTAAAGATACTTACACAGTATCTGGTTCTGATATGGCTCAAATTGGTTGGGTTGAAATCACTACTGAAGATGGCGCAACTGGTTACCTATGGTACTTAAAGTCTGAGCACGAAACAAGATTAAGATTCGATGACTATTTAGAAACAGCAATGATTGAAGCTGTACCTGCAGAGCAAAACTCTGGAGCTGCTGCTATCTTAGGTAGTGCAGGTGGTGCTGCTGACCCAGGAGCTGGATCAGATGGTATATTCTACGTAGTAGGATTAAGAGGAAACGTTTGGGATGGTGGAAATCCAGTAGCCCTAGCAGACTTCGATTCTATAATCAGTAGATTAGATAAGCAAGGTTCGATTGAGGAAAACGTTATTTTCCTTAACAGACAATTTGGATTTGACATTGACGATATGTTAGCAGCACAAAACTCTTACGGAGCAGGTGGTACTTCTTATGGTCTATTTGACAATGACGAAGAAATGGCTTTAAACTTAGGATTCACAGGATTCAGAAGAGGTTACGACTTCTATAAGACTGACTGGAAATACCTAAATGACCCTACAATGAGAGGTGGATTACCATCAGGAGCAACATCAGGGAAGATCAATGGTCTTCTAGTTCCAGCTGGTTCAACAAGTGTTTATGACCAAATTCTTGGTAAAAACGCTAAGAGACCTTTCTTACATGTTAGATATAGAGCTTCAGAAACTGAAGACAGAAGATATAAGACTTGGATTACTGGTTCTGCTGGTGGTGCTGCAACGTCAGATATCGACAACATGCAAGTAAACTTCTTGTCTGAGAGAGCTGTATGTACTTTAGGTGCAAACAACTTCTTCTTATTTCAAGACTAGTAATTAAATATTAGGGGCGTAGCAATGCGCCCCTTTTTTAAATAATCAAATTAAATTAAATCAAATGAAAAAAGAAAATACTACTCCAGAAGTAGTTGAGAAAGCTGAAACTAAAACAGTTGCTCAACCAAAACCAAAAAAACAATCACCTAAATTTGTTGACAAATCTTATAAGCTTACAAGAGAGGTTGCACCTTTATCTTTAATCTTAGCATCAAGGCATACTAATAGGTTTCCCTTATTGCATTTTGATGAAGAGACAGGAATTAACAGACCTTTAAGATATGCAAGAAATCAGAACAGTCCATTTCAAGACGAACAAGATGACAATGCTATTTTAGAGCCTGTAATATTTGAAGATGGATTTTTGTTTGTTCCAAAAAACAATCAAATATTACAAAAGTTTTTACATTATCATCCTGGTAATGGAAGAATATTTGTTGAAGTTAACAAAGCAAAAGAAGCTGCTGACCTTGTAGAAGATTTAAACTTAGAAGTTGATGCTCTTATAGAGGCTAGACAGTTAGATGTTGCGCAAGTGGAGAATGTTGCTAGAGTTTTATTTCAACAAGACGTTACTAAGGTAACTACTGCTGAGCTTAGACGTGATATATTAATATTTGCTAAACAAAACCCAGGTGGTTTTATGCAGCTATTGAGCGACCCTATGCTAAAACTTAATGCAACGGTACAAGAGTTTTTAGATAAAAACTTAATACAGTTAAGAAATAGCAAAAAAGAAGTGTGGTTTAATACACCATCTAATAAAAAGAAAATGTGTAATATACCATTTGGTGAAGATCCAATGTATATTATGACATCTTTTTTTCAAAGTGATGATGGACTAGAAGTATTTAAACACTTAAAAGCATTAGCTAAAAATTCGTAACTTTACGACTTGTTTAACCCATTAAAAACTTTTTATAAAATGGAAAAATTTATCAAAATTACAAACGCTCCTATTACCAATGCACTAATTAGTGTTAACGGAATAAAGTCAATAGGTACTGCAACAGCAACTGCAACAACTGTGGTAATTAAGTATGCAGACGGAACAGCAACTACAGTAACAACTGCAGCACAAGTTGGTCATGATGTTTATACAGCTATCCTAAATGCTACTGAAGGCGCTTTAGTTACAAGCTGGACAAACCCAATGTTTTCTTTAGCTTTACCTAAAGCTGTAACAAGTATTGTAAATGCTTAACTAGTTTAAGTATTGTACTAAATTAAGAAGAAGCACCCAAATAAGGGTGCTTTTTTATTTTGTGTATCTTTGTAAAAAGATTTTCAAATGATAAATTCTGTAAGAAATACTGTGCTTGCTATTATCAACAAAAATAACTATGGGTATATATCTCCTAGTGATTTTAATTTGTTTGCTAAACAAGCACAATTAGATTTGTTTGACGAATATTTTATAAATTATAATCAGCAAATTAACGAGGAAAATGCAAGGGTTTCGGGAACGGGATATGCTGATATAAAACTTGGTTACGAAGAAGTGATTGATACTTTTTCTGTTACAAAAACTTTAGTACAAAACTCCAATAACATATATTATCTTCCTAGTCAAACCACGACTGGCGATGATTATTATTTATTAAATAAAGTTCTGTGTTATGAGGGGGGTGTTCTAAAGGGTCAAGCTGAAAAAGTTAGTATTAATAAAATAAATTTGTTAAATAAATCTCTTTTAACCGCTCCGTCATCTCAATATCCAGCATATACCCAAAAGGGAGATTCCATAACTATTTTTCCTGATACATTCAATGGAGCTTTAGATATACAAGGAACTTATGTTCGATATCCATTAGACCCAAAATGGACTTATGTTACTTTATTAAACGGTGAACCACTGTTTGATCAAACGCAAAGTGATTACCAAGATTTTGAATTACCGATTGATGACTCTAATAATTTAGTAGCAAGAATATTACAATACGCTGGTATATCAATAAGAGAAGCTGATGTATTTCAGTTTGGACAAATAGAAGAGCAACAGCAAAATCAAACTAATACATAATTATGGCATATATTAATCAACGAAAATATTATACTAATGATGGGATTGCACCCACAGATAGTAATTGGGGGTCTTATCAATACGTAAGTTTGGATAACATAATGACTAATTTTGAATTAATGTATGATGGAAATCATTCGTTAGTTAATAATGAAAACAGATATAAGATATTATTTCACGCAAAGAGAGCCATTCAAGAATTAAACTACGATGCTTTTAAAGAAATAAAAGCATTAGAGTTAACAGTATATGATGACTTGCGTTTTGTTTTACCATCGGATTATGTAAACTGGGTAAAGCTTTACTTGTTTCAAGGTAACACCTTAAGAGAATTAACTGAAAATATTCAAGTACAATCTTCCATTCAATACCTACAAAACTCTACTGCTGTTTTTGGGTATGATGGAAATAATAATGTATCAACTATAGAGTCAAATTTAGATACTGCAAGAAAAGATGGGTCTTTAAATAGTATTTATTTAAATCAAAATAATGAAGCGGATGAGAACGGTAACTGTATTGATTGTGATGGCGACATATACAATTCTCGTATTGGAGCTAGATATGGTTTAAATACAGAAACAGCCAACATTAATCCTACTTTTACTATTGATAAAAAAGCTGGTGTTATTAATTTTGATTCAACTATGGCCAATAGACAATGTGTGTTACAATACATATCTGATGGAATGGAAAATGGTGATGACTCACAAATAAGTGTAAATAAATTGTTTGAAGATTATATTTATGCTTATATACAATATGCTATATTAAATAGTAAATTTGGAGTGCAAGAGTATATTATTAATAGAGCAAGAAAAAACAAACAAGCTTTATTAAGAAATGCTAAAATCAGATTAAGTAACATTCACCCAAGTAGATTGCTTATGAATCTTAGAGGTGAAGATAAGTGGATAAAATAAAATGGCAAACATTCAAAGAAATTTTGTAGCTGGGCGTATGAATAAGAGCCTTGACGAAAGGCTTATACCAAACGGAGAGTATATAGATGCTTTGAATGTTAGACTTGGTTCTACTGAAGAATCAGAAATAGGGGCCGTTGAAAATGCTAAGGGTAATACTCAAGTAACATCACTACAATATATAGACGGTACTGCACTAAGCAACTCCGCTAGATGTATAGGGGCTTTTGAAGATGGCGCTAATGAAACCATTTATTGGTTTGTTCACGACCCTGCATTTACAGTAGGAGCAACTGGAAAATTAGATTTAATTGTTTCTTATAACGTAATAACAGGGGGATTAACATACCATGTGGTTAGTATTAATGATGGAAATGGTGCTAATACTACTTTAAATTTTAATCCTAACTTCTTAATAAATAGTGTAAATAAAATTGATAATTTAATTTTTTTTACTGATAATTTAAATGCTCCAAGAGTAATTAATATTGATTCTAATTACGAAAATCCATTCAATAATATAGACCAGTTTACTAATAATGAAATATTAGTAATTAAACAACCGCCTGTTGCTGCACCAACTTTAAATTTATTAACAACCACACTAGAAGACTCTTTTTTAGAAGATAATTTTATTTGTTTTGCTTATAGATACAAATATTCTAATAATGAATATTCAGCAGTATCTCAGTTTAGCGAACCAGCTTTTCAACCAAGTTTTTTTGAATTTTCTCCAAATAGCTTTTTAAATGAGGGAATGGTAAACTCTAAATCTGGAGTTCAAATAACTTATAATACAGGTAGTTCCCTAGTTGTTGGTATAGATATTTTATTTAAGGAAGCAAACGATCCTACTATAAAAATAATTGAAACAATAAAGAAATCACCATTAGGACCACATAACACTAATGCAACTTATGTTTTTACAAACAGTAAAATATTTACTGTTCTTCCTGAAAGTGAAATATTAAGATTATATGATAATGTTCCTAGACAAGCTAAGGCTCAAACTTTAATGGGAAATAGATTAATTTATGGTAATTACACAGAAGGATATAATTTAATTGATAAAAACAATCTACCACTAAATTTACAATACACAGTTGCGTTAGACACTCAAGATGCTAGTGGAGTAGATTTAAATTCTTCTAATTCATTAGCATTTAATTATACCGCTTTTGGTAATACTCTAAACGTAACTACCGCTGGTTTTACTTTTGATTTAGGTGGATATGAAAGTAAATTAATTCAAGGAGCAAGTTTAAATTTTTCTTTTACTTATCAACATTTATCTTATAATGGATCAGATACTCCAACTCAACTACAAGGAGAAACCCTAATTAATTTTCAGTATATTTTAGTTGATAACTATACTACAGTTTCAGATTTATATAATAGTTCAGATTTTCAATCTAAACTGGGTTTAATAAGTTCTGCTATTCAGACTGTAGCAGATGCTCAAAATGGTTTAGGTGCAACGTTAACAGATGCGTTTAATTTTTCTTTAACACCAACTTTATCAGGTGGAGGATTTAGTTACTCTTTAAATCAAACAGGATTAACATCAAGCACAGCCTCAGTTCCTCCA